AGAACTATATGGTGATGCAGAACTAGATTTTGTAGTTATTATCTCATGTGGAATAACCAACCTTAGAGATCAATGGCCACTATCCAGTAAAGAATTATATGAATATGTTGAAGAAAAATATGGTCTTGCAGGAATGCATGAAATTCATCATTATGAAACATTAGAAGTTAGAGATGAAAATAATTGTCTAATCTTACCTGAAGGGCAAGTAGTAGATAAAGATTTCAAAATTGATGGTCCTGCAGCAAGATATGGTGGGTCTGGAAATAAATGGTCTGGACCAAATCCATCCTCTATAGGAACTTTAAATCCAGATAAACACTTATCTGGTAGCGGAACTCAATATGAATCAGGATCTTCTACAACATATACTGGAGAAACGATTTCACCAATTGTAGGTATTTCCAATTTTGATTATGAAACTGTAAAAAATGAAGTCAAAAGAGAAATAAGACCACTAAAAAGTTCATTCCTACAAATGTTCCTTAATGAACATGAGAGAATAATGAAATATGATAGAAATAGTCAATACATATCAAACACCCTAATTACGACAGAAAATACAAACTTAGTGTCATAAAAAAGACCCACCCGAAGGTGAGTCTTCCCAATATTCAGGCTCTCTTGGATCATCTTTCGGATCCCAGTAGAAGAACTTCATCTGGGATAATCGACAATGTTTAAGAGGCTTGATTTTCATTAACTTTCTGCTAATTTAGCAAAGTATGATAATGCTTCATCATCTTCATCTGAAGAAGATACTTTAGATACAGATTCTACAGTTTCAACAACAGGAGTAGATGCTTTAACATCTTCAAACTCTTGCTCTATAGTTTCAGTATCTTGACGAACTTGCTTAGTTCCAAGAACATTACTCAAACGAGTCTTAAGTTCATCATAGGATTTAAACTGATCAGCAGCAACTAATTCTGCTAAGGAATGCTCCTTCTTCCAGACTGCTTCCATCGCATCGTCATCATCTAGTAAAGCACTAGTGGCAGCGAACTCAGAAGAGTCATAGTTACGATAACCAGCAACGTTCTTTGCCTTCAATTTGAAGTTAGCACCTTGCCAGAAATCGAATGGATCAATTGCTTCCTCATCCTCAAACTCAGGCTGCATTGCTGCAGTTAGTTTGTCAAAGATCTTCTTACCATACTTGTATAAGAATGTCTTACCTTCGTTTTCAGGATTTGCTGGATCTTTTACAACGTAGATATTGCTAATGTAAGTTAGCTTACGCTTTTGCTTACGAGCAGTATCTTTACCTGCGTCTGTTCCATTATTCCAGAGTTGTGAGTTGAACTCAGATACTGGATCTTTCTGCCCTAATGTAGTTAGAGAGTTTTCGATATACCATCCACCAGGACCTTGAAAGGCGTGGGAGTATAACTTTACAAATGGTAGATCTTCACCATCAGGAGCAGGAAGGAAACGAATAACGGCATAACCGTTACCACCTTTATCTACTTCTAATTTCCATAGACGGTCATCACCTTGACCACCTGTGTTATTCATTTTTTCGACTTCCTTCACAAGTTTTTGTGTAAGAGAGCCTAGTTTTGATTGCTTTTTAAGTTTAGCAAACGACATTGGATTTCCTCGGATTAATTTGGATTTAATTTGATTGGTTTTAGTATAACAAAATTACTATTGTATGTCAACCTTCAGCAATTTGCTTTAGTTTCTCAATAGTTTGATTCATGCCAGAGAATAATACTGATATATCAGTACCTTCTGGGAATCCCAACAATTGAACTGATTTTTCCAATTGTTCTTTCATTTTCTTAGCAGCAGGATCATCAGACAAGGATAATCTTGTATACATAACCCTTTGCTTCTCTAACAATTCAGTTAGATTTTCAATATGATCCAATCTTTCTTCACGGTCCATACTATCAAAAGAAAAAGCACTTTTATATACTTGTTCCTGTAGGCGATTAATACCTAACAATTCATCTTTAATAATATCAGAATTAAAAAATTCACTCATTTAATATGTCCCTTAGTATTTTTTTAAATTGGAATACATTTATATTTAGGAAAGGTAAATACTTTTTTAATTTCATGCTTACGGTTTCCCATACAGGATCTGTAAGTTTTTTATCGAAATTTTTCTGGAAAGAGAAAATTTTTTCCATTATAGAAAGAGTCTCTAACGATACTTCTCCACCTAGATACTTTTTTAACAACAGGGGATGACCCTTCGAGCAACTGAACACTTTCGATAAGTCGTTCTCTGAGAGTAAGTTCTCTGATTGTTCCTTGAACATATACGTCAAACTCTGTTGCCTCATTTTCCATTCTGCGTATGTTCTTTCTCCAGAATTGATAATTTCTCCAATCCATAAATTTTGGGGGTTAGTAGCGTTTACGAAATTTGATAAAAGAAAGTCTATTACTTCTTGATCAGAATACTTTCTAGAAGTCTTCTCAAACCAATACTTATCTTTCCTTTTATTGAATGATGTTATTGTAGCACGAGATTTACCTCCATACTTGATAAAGTCATACTTAGGGTTAGTAAAATGACTTTTCATTCCAAGATATGCTTGATAGGTCTCAAAGGGAGTCACTTTTACCATACCCAACTAATATAAGAATATCTAGTACCACTTTTAATAGGTTTAACCTGATGTGGATACATAAAATTACTAGGGAATATTAGCAGATCACCCTGCTTTAAGTCAACCTTTTCATCACATAATAAAAAATCACCACCAGTATAATCATCATTCAAAAGACCTAAACAAGTCAATATAGGAACACCTCTGTGCTTACCTTCAAATAATGACTTGATATGATCAACATGTATAGCCATTTTCTTATTTTCAGTATACCTATTATACTTAATAGAAGAATATGCTTCCCAACTATCAAACCAAGGTAGATCTAAATTTTGTTGATATTGTTTAATTGCACCCCATAATCTATCAATTAACAAGGATGTTTTTTCAACCTTATCAGCATTAAAATCACAAAAAAAATCTAATTCATCTTCTCCCGATGCAGGTGCCATTTCACCTGTACCATGATTATAAAATTTATGTTGTTCAAACTCTACATCCTTTATCTGTGATATAGTATCTTCACATTCTACTTTATCTAAAAAGTTATTATACACTCTGGTATAATACCTTAAATCATAATTCATGGTAATATTAAATTAACCTTTTTAGTAGGCTTCATATCCTTTGTCTTATCAAAGTTTATAATATCAGTATACTTCCAAGTACCATCAGATTTTGCGTTTAAAAGATCCCAATATTTCTTTTTAGTTCCAGCATCATAATCACATTTAAAATACTGACGACCATATCTAGGAGCCTGAACCTCCCAACCACCTAAACAATTAACCACTCCACTTGGTGATGCAGTTTTACATTTATCAACAAGTTCTTCATCACCATTCCAATCCCAGTGAACACAGGAATCTACTGTTACAATTGTACTTACAGCGTTAAATGCAGTCATTCTCAACCAAGATTCATGCCACTGATCAAACATATCACGAAGAATAAATCTAGTTTCTGAAGGTAATTTTTCTATGGAATTGCATCCTTCTTTTGGATCCAAACCCTCCTCAAATTTAAAACCATTAGTACAGTGGAATATAATATCCAAATTCATGTCATTTAGAGTTTGATTCAAAGGTATAATTGGTTTGTAATCCTTTCCCGTCTCTTGAGTTGCTCCCCACATATCATTACATATCATACCAACACATTTTAATTCGTATGGTAATTGAAATGTAGTGTCTTTTATAGAATGAAAGTTAAATACAGCACTACCGTCAGCATCAACACAATATGTTTTATTGGTCAATCCATATACTTCACCATTTGGTGCATAATGTCTAATCTGATTTCTTTTTATAGATCCATAATATTCTTCATCAAGATAAAATGTACCTAAGTTTATACCAACAACAGCCTCCTTTGCATAATCAACAACTTCCTGAACAGCGTTTTGAGATTCTTCAATATTATCATTCCAAACTTTAAAATTATATCCAGAAAGAGCACATTCAGGAGTTTGTAAAATATCTACACTATTCTCCTTTGCCCAATCAATTGCCTTAAATATCTCTATTTTATTTTTAGAAATATCCCTATCATGGATAGGTATCTGAGCACCTCCTATTCTAATCGTCTTCGTCATTCTCCTCCGTTTCAAATTCAGTAATAGCATCTATAGGCACTTCTGCCTCACCTACCCTATACCAGTGAACCATTTCACCAGACTTCCAACTTTTTCTCTCACCAAGATATTCAAGGTCAGGCATATTGTAATCACGCAAAATCGCTTGTAAGCGATGATGCAATAAATCAAGTTCAGAAATTTCCATTATTAAATAGGTAGTTTCGCTCTAGAAGTTTTCTTCATAAAGTTAAGTTGAATGGCATCCCATTTTAACTTTTCCTTTAATGGTTTTGAAATTAACTTCGTAACTGATTCTACCTCAATATTGTTATTATCGCAATACTGTACTATTGCATCAATATAATTAACACCTTCTTCTAAAACAATTTTTTCTATTTCCATAGAAAATTTAGCTGGAGTTAGGAACTTGCTCTCTATCGCCTTTTCTAATTCTTTATTTGGTTCCATAGAGCTCCAGTTTATCGTTAACAAATTTGTTAATGTATTCTCCGAGAAGTTTGATGTACTTCGCTTTGTCTCGTTCTTCATAAATTACACACTCACCATTTTCACAAGCCATAATAATGACTAACTTTTTAATTGATATTCCCTTCATCTCATACAACATACACCCGTATGCCATACACTGGACAAAATAATGTTCGATCCAGTCCCTTGGTTTAGGTTTCTTTGATGTTTTAAAATCTATTATTGCTAACTCGCCATCATATTCTGCAATACAATCAACGGTTCCAGCAAGACCTAATTCTTTACTATATAGCGGTCCTTCCAGAGCGTATATATTGTTTATTTTATTTAATTTACCCTTGGCAATCTTAAATAAAAAGTCTGAAATGGGACGCACTTCAGGTAAATCTTCATTCTTTAAATAATGTTCTGTAAGAGTGTGCATATCAGTTCCACGACCAGTTGCTGCCTTAGTGATACGATCTGCCTCTTCATTACCAACTTTCTTTCTCCACTTGACAAAGATTTCTTTATTAAAATGACTAGTAACAGAAGTAATAGAAACCAACTTCATTAGTTCCCCTTCTTCTTCACCAGGTACAGAATAATAACGAACTCCATCTATAGTTTCCCTATTGAGTTTAGGGAGATCTAATTCAACATGATCAAATGCCATATCTACTACATCGAATTTGGGGGACTAATTCATAAGGAATATTCATTCCAAAAAAGAAAAACACTTGAGTTAACCTAAAATCTTCTTCATTCTGCGTATAATAACTTGATGCTCCGTGAAAGTCTCCACTATAAGCTATCAATCTATTATAACAATTTTTTACTTCCAGAGTCTTAGTATATTGACTATTGTTAGCAATAATCAATTCTCTAAACTCATCATCAACTTGATAATCTTCCATACAGTTAGGAACATTATTAGGATCTATGGATTCTGATGGTGATAATTCTCTATCTTTCCGATAGATACAAGTTCCATTATCAAGATTAGGATTTGGATCCAAGTAAATAACAGCAGCTAAATCTGCCTTTATATCTTCATGAATCCACCCCATATTAACAGGATCATCAAAATCACTAGAGAATCTAGATATCTTTTGAAATTGAGTTAATGCTCTATAATTACTTGGATCACACGTTTCAGAGTAATCTCCAAATATAGATAGAACTCTCTGGCAAGAAAATTCACAAAAATCTTTATCAATTGTAGATAAAGGTTGTGTTCTAGATCCTGGAAAAAATCCAGAAACTTTAGTATAATCTAAAGTTAGAGCAAATTCTCTTACTTGATCTGGATTTTCGTAAAAGTCATCATAACAAGTTATGGGAAAACTCTTCATAAACCAGAATCAAGTTTGGCAATAATATATTCTTTGACAAGTCCTGAACGAACTATGTCATCAACACCAAACTCTATTATATCAAAAGAAGGCATTTTTCGCAAGACGTTCATGAAGTCTACGATACCATTACGATCATTTGTTTTGGTAAGATCACTTTGACTTGCATCACCACAGAACATAATTTTTGAGTTTTCGCCCACACGAGTGATGATAGAATCTAATTCGTGGAAATTGAGGTTTTGAAACTCATCAACAATCACGATTGCATTATCTAATGTTGTGCCACGAATAAAAGAAGTACTCCAGAACTTAATACTTTCCTGTGCCTTTAAGTTACCATAAAGCATCTCAAAATCAGCATCAGAAGGCATCTGGAACATATACTTCACCATATTCTTATAAGGAATTTGGTAAATATCTGCTTTATCTTCATGATCACCAGGTAAGAACCCAATCTCACGAGTTGAGACTAAGGATCGAACTAAGTAGATTTTGTCATATGGAGTATCTGTAGAAAGAACGTCTTTTATTGCATTATATAAGGTAATAAAGGTTTTTCCTGTACCAGCAATACCATAAGCAACTAAATGCTTTCCTTCCTTATAGGATTCAAATAACCTTTTCTGATTATCTGTTAATGGTTGAACATCAATAAGGTAATCATTATTAATAGGTTTCTTTCTTTTTATTTGTTTGGTTGTCAATCCAACCCCAATAGGTTGTTCGACCTTCTTTTTTCTAGGCATAATATCTACTTAGATTTTTTGGGGGCAGGAGCATAAGAATCATCATGTTCCTGAGTGGAGTTAACACCAGATTTTTTCGCTAATCTTCCAGAGATACCACCTGCTTTTTCAGATTTTTTCAATATCTCACCCCATCCAGGATTTTTATTGGTAAGTTTATCTCTCCAATCTCCAATCTCAAGTCCCATAGCAGGTGAGTTTTCAGGAGTGAAAAATCTTTCCCAATCAGGATTATCAGTTTTCCACTGATCCCAATCGTGAACACTCATCATTACTTCCTTCTCTTCACCAGTTTCTTTATTTCTTACAGGGTATGTTGCCATTTTACTTCCATCCGTATTTTTCTTTTACTTGATCATTATTCACAGTAGACCCATGATCATAATCCATAGCATTACTTTCATCTCCACCCAAACTATCGTTTTTATCTTCATAATGGAATTGATCACCAAGTACATCTGAAGAATATGCATCAGGTGGTCTAGATCTCAGAGAAGCAACTCCCTGACTCCAATCCTTATCCCAATCAGGATTATCCATTCTCCAATTTTCATAATCGGATACAGACATATGAATGTCTTTCGTTTCTCCAGTTTTTAAATTTTTTACAGGATATAAAGGCATATCAATAAACTAAGTAATTTATTTAGACCCATCCAAGGGCTTCGGAAACTGCAGGAAACTGCTCTGCAAAGATAGATCTTGCTTTTTCCACAACATCCATATGCTCTTTCTGTGTACCGTGTGCAGATCTCAAATTAATGTAGTGAATCCAAGAACGGCACGAACCAGTCATATACAGACGGGTTGGAGTGGCAAGTGGAAGCACAAATCTAGCACATTCCTTTGCGACTCCGTTTTCTAACAGAGCATTATAAAGATTCATAGAATCCTCAAAGTGTCTTGCAATTAGTGCCTGATACTCCTCTTTTTTCTCCTGTGGAATATCATCATTACTATTCTGACGATTCTTTAAGTCCTGACTACGAAGATCTGGTACAGGAATCTCAGTATCTAAGAGTTTTGTATCAGCATATCTCTGCGAAAACTCTTGGAATGTGAAACTCCTATGTCTTAAAATCTGGGCCGCTAATCCCCTCGTAGTCTCTATTTCAAGAGTCATCGAGGATTGTTCAAATACACTCCAATGATTATGCTTAATACAATACTGTAATAATCCCGCATATTTCTCATTTTGCTGATTGGAAGGATTTGATACTCTGGCAATATATGCCATCATCTTCTCAGCATCGGGTGTGATACTTACAAATTTAACATTCATCTCTTTTTTAGAATCTTAATAGGCATTGTTACTAATTTCTCCCAAGGAGAATAATCATCAAAAAGAACAGCAGCTTTATCACCACTAATTCTTTGAATAAATCCTTCATAACCATTATAGATGGAAGTTACATCATCTACAACTATTTGAGTACCAGGAAGAATAGGTCCAGGTTCACCTGCTTTAGGATAAGTCATTTACAGATTTAATTACTCTCAACTGTTCTTTCATATCTTCAAGTTGTTTATCTGTATGAAGATGTTCCTGTCCAATCCAATACTCTAATGTTTGAATTAGCTTTGTTGCTCTACTAGTCATTAGTAATATATTTTGAGTATATTATAGCATAAAAAAAGAAGGGGTTCAACCCCCTTCCTCTTTTCTTTTTAGCTATTCCTATCAAACAGTGGTAAGAACACGTTTGTGTCCTTCAGTATCAACAAGGAATTTTACACCACGGTAAGATTCTTCATGTTCTACTGGTTTTGCCTGTCTGTTAGGACGATGCTCAGTGTCGTATGTGACACCACGATAAGTGACTTTTGCCATTGGGTTTCTCCAAAGTAGTAGGGGTTTTAATCCGTTCCTTTAGTCAACTTCTGCGTCCCATTCACATTCTTCACTAGAATCCGTGATTATTTGTATAATCTCAGATCTATGGTCAAAAGATGGTTTTATCTTTTCGATAATACCCTTCGCTTGTTCACAAGTCAAAAGACCTGTAAATGCAGTTGATGTAACAGCAGCGATTAAAATGTTCATGAGATGAACGATCCGTTCCGAGTCGGCTTACTTGCGTCTCCTATACGGGAGATGAACGTTGTGTTAATACTAACACATTTTAATTATTTAGTCAAGTAAATATGTAAATTTGTTACATCGACCTGACAGGGCAAAAAATACCTGGAGATTTTTTTGCCCGATATATGGAATTAAAAGTCGAATTTGGTTTCACCTTCCTTTTCTTTTCTTTTTAGATGCTTGCTTAGATCTATGACCCCATACCTTTGGACTTATATTTCCTTG